CGCCGCCTAGAGGCAGCGATGAAGAGCGACATGCAGCCGTTGAACACGGTGCCCGTGGCGGCTGGCGACATTGCTGAGGACAGCAAGAACATCAAGCGCGCCGATGGCACGTATCTCAGTCACGTGGATGCGAACTACCGCCCGGCTGGCTGGGTGAAGTCTGACCTCGGTCGGGACTTGCCAGCTATGGCACAGCCGTCATGGATTCTCGCCAAGGCAGGCGACAACGTGAAGGCTGAGGCACAGTACCAATCTGACGTATGGCTCCGGTGGTTCTCTGCCAAATCAGAAGACTCGTTCTTCCGCACTGCATCGCCAGATGAGACCAAAGCCATGCAAGAGGGAACCGACAACGAGGGCGGATATTTTGTTCCAGAAGAATTTCTGAATCAGAATTTTTCCATCCCGGATGCACCTGGTGGACAGCTCCGTGACAAGTGCACGGTCGTGAGGGTGACGGGTAAGGACGGGTATCTACCCACTCTTGCGGGAACCACTTTCACCGGGATCGCCGAGGAAGCCGCTTTCACTGGCGTGGAGAGCACTCCCGTTGTGGGGCAGGTGGCATTCACCACTGGCAAGTACGGAAGCCTCATTCGCGTGAGCGATGAATTATTGGCAGACTCAATTCCGAATCTGCCGAACCTGCTCAGTGGGATCTTCGGCACCGCGTGGGGTCGCAAGTCTCAGGCCATGATCACGGGCGGGAACGGCTCGGGACCAACGTACCAGGGCATCGTCAACGGCACGGACGGCGCTGGTGCGTCTACGACGTACTTCACGCTCGCCAACGCAACTTCGATTGTGGCTGCGGACGTCGTATCCGCTTATTTCGATGTGCCAGCCCAACACAGGGGATCAGAAGGCTTCGCCTGGGTGTTCACCAGCGAGCTGGGCGGTCTAATCAACGGGATCGGCACTACTGCCGCTGGCGTGCACGCCATCAGCGATCTCACCAACGCACCGGACGCCTTCCTTATGGGACGTCCCGTCGTGTATAGCGACGTCACTGGATCCGGCCTCGGCACCAGCATCACCTCCACCGAGAAGGTGGGTGTGGCGGGTGATTTCAAGAGCTTCATGATCTTCGAAAGGGCCGGTATAAGTGTCCGTAGAAACGACTCCCTCTATATGGGGAATGGTCAGGTGGGCTTCTTCGCTACGGCACGCGGGGATGGACGAATGGCAGTTGCCGATGCGTTCAGAATCCTGCGAGCTGCTTAGTAGATAAAGGAGTAACGCGCTAAAAGCGCGCAAGCAAGAGACTGCCGTCCGCCTACAAGGGGTCAACCCAGGCGGGCGGCAGTCAACACATGACAGGAGGTATGAATGCCGAAGGCTGTATGCATCGAGATGCTGGCCATCGCTGGCTCAGACGTCATCTACAACCGAGGCGAGATCTATGAGGTGCCAGCCGCGATCCTGAAAGAGCACGGTGAGTGCTTCTCGAAGGTTGCCAAGGCGAGCTCGAACAAGAACGCCTCGAAGGTGGACGAGGACAAATAGAGTGTTCACAGCCAGAGTTTCAATGGGGTTCTCCCGTTGTGACTCGCCTATCTGCGCGTGCTCTCCTCGTTGTACGCCCTCCGACGTGCGGCGAGGGGGGCACCACCACGCTATCTCGAAGGGCGCAGCATGACCGTCTATCACACGTATAGTGACGCGGATTATTTTAGAGAATCGCTCGCTGGGACTGCGTACGCGAGCGGCTGGACGTCCGACGCGGCTCAATTGCTAGTGCTCCTCGAGCGTGCCAGCCAAATGGTGAATACGTTCGTGGGTAATCAGTCGTTCGGACCTACTACGCAAACGCGGAGCTATGACGTCGGTACGGGTCCGCTGGTGTTTGACGACCGTCCATTCTTCCCTAATGTCTCCGCCAACGGTGGCATCGAGACCACACGATCGCGCCATGCTGTGCTACCGCTTGACCGCTGGCTGCTCTCAGCCACGACCGTCACCTCATACAGCGGCACAGACCGTACGACCTCTGAGACGCTCACAGAGGGGCTATCAAACGATTACCTACTCGATCCGTATCAAGGGACTCAAAACGACCTCGGATCACGCTATTGGCGTCTCAAGCTCACGACTGAAACGACGAAAGCATTCAACGCGGGGCAACAGACCCTCACGATTGCGGGTGTGTGGGGCTGGACCCAGGACACCGCACCAGATACCACGACCTTAAGCGCAGCAATTACGTCAACGACAGCGACGACCGTTGCGGTGACGAGTGCCGCTGTGTTTAGTCCTGGCAACACGTTGATCGTGGACAGCGAGCAGATGTACGTCCGCTCAATCTCCACCAATGATCTGACCGTGATCCGGGGCGTGAACGGGACCACAGCAGCCACGCATTCGGACGCTTCTACAGTCGAGCGATACGAGTATCCGAGCGATGTCGTATCAGTGTGCTCGGACGTGGCTCGAGTGCTCTACCGTGACCGTGATTTAGGCATTACCGAGACTCTTGGCAGCGGTGAAGCAGGCATCAGGGTGCGGTCCCGCGTCGAGATCATGGACGCGATCCGCTCATTAGACCATTACAGAGTCTCCCAAAATGCTGCGGGCGTCATATTCTGATGCCCAAGGAATCAAGGGTTGAGCTGAAGGGTCCAATCTTCGCCCGCGATGCTGGCGATAAGATAGATGCAGCGATTATGGATTGTCTGAAGGAGCTGGCCACCGAAGTTGTAGCTGACGTTCAGCACCCGCTTAAGCCAGGCCATGGATGGGTAACAGGTCGTCTACGAGGCTCGATTGGGTTCAGGATGCTGGATGGTCCTGGATTCATAGTCGAGAGCGGTGCCACAAGTGGCGCGCCATTGCCATACGCGTACTGGATTGAGACGGGGAAACGAGGCGGGCGGCAATTGTGGTCTGGTTATGGGATGTTCAAGGATGCACGCACCAAACTCAACAAGAATATGCGCCAGCTTAATAAGCTGTGCGGCAAGGCTGTTGCGAAAAAACTCGGTGGTGGGGGCAAGTTTTAGATGAGCCGCGCCGGCGTCATTACAGCCATCGATACGGCGCTCTCGTCCGTATCATCGCCCACGTTCACTGCGGTCTACGTGGGTGAGCCATTGGCGATCGCCGGCACTCCGACCGCTGCCTTCTGGCTCACGTCGCACACGGACGACTTCGAGACGCTGGGGGACGTCAGCACCATCGCGCTCTTCACCATCCGATGCTTCTGGCGTATGCAGACGAGCCAGGACGTACGTGAGACCATCGAGGACGAGATGTGGGATGCGATTGTTGGTATCAAGACAGCCCTCCGCGCCGACAGTGCGCTGGGTGGTAACGCAACAGACAGCCGACCAGGTGACGCTGCTACGGGGTATATCGAGTTGAGCGGGGTCGCGTTTCGACAGGTAACCATCCCGTTCGCTGTTGACATCTATGGGGAATACCCGATCGCACCGTAAGTGAGGAGCTGAACATGGCACGCAAGAAGGCCGCTACGCCGCCGCTGAAGGGCTTAGTGGCAGTGACGGGCCTATCACATGAAGAATGGAGCTGTGAGGCAGGAGACAGCCTCTCAGGCGCTCCCAGTGACTTAGACGTTGAGTGGTTACTGAAGAATGGGCGCGTGAAGGAGGCAAATGACGTATGAAGGTAAACGGTCTCGGAGTCAGATTGTACGCGGCTGGATTCGACCTGAGCACGGATATCTCTGCCATCTCAAGAATATCGGCACAGCAAGAGCTTCTGGATACGACCGCTCTGGATACCTCGGCCCGCCAGAGAATAATCGGCCTCAATACTGCACAGATGGCTGTGAATGGCTGGTTCGATGCCGCCTCGGGACGATCTCACGCCGCGTGGACATCGAACTCGGGCAAACTGCCAACGGCTGATCAGATTGTACTCGTGACCTATGGCACGAGCCGGGGCGACGCCTTCAGTGGCCTCGACTGTAAGCAGGCGGACTACAACGTCACGCGCTCACCCGGCTCCGCTGTTGCAACTACAGCCAGCTATGAAGGTACGGCTGGCGCTGGTGTGGAGAACGGAGTGCTGTTGACCACTGGCAGCACACAGACGGACTCGTCCGCGACTACCTCAGCCTCAGTAGATGAGGGAGCAGCAGCTAGCGGTACGGCTCCCGCTGCCTACCTTGAGGTAATCTCATTAGCCTCGGGCGAGGCTACCGTGACGGTCGAAGATTCTGGAAATAATGTCAGCTTTTCAACGAAGGCCGTATTCACCTCTGTCACAGGGCGCACATCTGAGCGCGTAACGGCAGCAGGCTCGTCG